TAGACCGATTAATTTCATTGAAACTTTTTGCAAGCAAGCAGAAGGAGAAATAGGAAAACCTATAAAATTAGAATTGTTTCAAAAGGCATATATACAAGCGTTATTCGGCTTTATATATAGAGATACAGGTTTAAGAAGATTTAATGAAACAATGTTTTTAGTAGGAAGAAAAAATGGAAAAACAACAATGCTATCAGCTATTGCTTTATATATGATGATTGCAGATGGAGAAGGATCAGCAGAGTGCTATTCAGTAGCAACAAAGAAAGATCAAGCCTCTAAAGCTTTTAAAAGTGCGTGTGCAATGAGAGCACAATCACCAGAAATAAGAGCAATAGTAAACAAAAGGCGAAGCGATATGTATATGCCGACTACATTTAGTAGTTTTGAACCACTTTCAAGTGATTCAGATACTTTAGATGGACTTAATGCACATCTTGTAATTATAGATGAATTACACGCTATAAAAGACAGAAATTTATACGACGTAATGAAACAATCAACATCTTCTCGTAGACAACCTTTAGTTGTAATGATAACGACGGCAGGAACAGTAAGAGAATGCATATTTGATGATATATATAACTATGCTAATAATGTTTTAGATGAAATAGTTAAAGATGATTCATTTTTACCAGTTTTATACGAATTAGATAAAACAGAAGAATGGAAAGATATAAGCTGTTGGGCAAAAGCTAACCCAGGTCTTGGCTCAATAAAACAATATAAATATCTTGCAGAACAAGTAGAAAGAGCAAAAAATGATACAAGTAGCAAAAGATCTACATTATGCAAAGATTTTAATATAAGAAGTAATTCAGAAGAAAAATGGTTAGACTTTGATACTGTCAACAATGAAGAAAAATTTGATATTGAAGAATTAAGAGGAACATATGCAATTGGAGGAGCAGACTTATCAAGCACATTAGATTTAACTTGCGCAACATTAATTGTATTAAAGAAAGGAAAGATTTATGTTTTACAACAATACTTTATTCCTGAAGATACCATAGAAGAAAAAGAAAATGACGACAAAGTACCATACAAAATTTGGAAGGAAAGAGGACTTTTAACTACTTGCCCTGGAGCTAAAATAAATTATACAGCAGTAACAGAATGGTTTATTAAGATGCATTATGAATACGATATATCCCCTCTTTGGATTGGATACGACAGGTGGGGAAGTACATATTGGGTTGATGAAATGAAAGAAAATGGCTTTCAAATAGAACAAGTAATACAAGGACCGCAAACAATGTCGAACCCGATGAAACAATTAGAAGCAGACTTAAAAGAAAAAAAAGTAATTTATAACAACAATCCTATTCTTAAATGGTGTTTATTAAATACAGCAATAGAAATTGATAAGAATGACAATATACGTCCAGTAAAAGGAAAAAAATCAAAAGAAAGAATAGACGGAACAGTATCTTTAATTGATGCTTATGTTGTCCTATATAGAAAAATGCAGGACTATTTAGTTTTACAGGAGGAATAATATGAAGAAAAAAAGAAGAAGCTTATTTGAGCTTATCTTTAATATAAAAGAACAAAGACAAGACACAATACAACCACAATATAAAATGCTGAATAGTTATGAAGCACAATTTACTACATTGAGTGGAGATACATATGACAGCAAATGTGCTAGACAATGTATTGATAGAATTGCTACTCATGCTGCAAAGCTGATACCAAAACATATAAAAGGAAGTATAAGCAACAATGTTAAAGGAGATATTAATTATTTATTAAGCGTACAACCTAATCCTTTAATGGATACTTACAATTTTATATATAAAACAGTTTCAATACTAGAAAATGACAATAATGCTTTTGTTTTTATAGCTAGAGATGAAACAGATTTTATAACAGGATTTTATCCAGTTTTAGCTCAAAATTATTTCTTGTTTGAAGATGCTGCAGGCAATCTATTTTTGAAATTTAAATTCATTAATGGACAAGAATATTTTTTATTATATACAGACTTAATACATTTAAGAAAATTTTACAATAAGCATGATATTTTTGGAACAAATAATAAAGTATTACAAACTGATTTAGAAACAGCGCATACTGCAAATGAAGGAATAAGTAATGCAATAAAGACTACTGCTAATTTAAAAGGAATATTAAAATATAATGCTGTATTAAAGCAAAAAGATATAGAAGAAAGTAAAAATGCTTTTGTTAGAGATTTCTTAAATCTAGAAAACGAAAGTGGAATTGCTGCAATGGACTCTAAAGCAGAATTTCAAGAAATAAATTTAAAACCAATTACGTTAGATAGCGAACAATTAAAACAAGTTAATTACAATATTTTCGATTATTATGGAATCTCTGAAAGCATAATAAGAAACGATTATACTTTCGAACAATGGAATGCTTTTTACGAAGGTGTAATTGAACCACTTGCAATGCAATTAAGTAATGTTTTCACTATTAAAATTTTTAATAAAGAAAGCATAAAAAGAGGAAATAAAATAGTATTTACTGCAAATAGATTACAATATGCAAGTTTAACAGATAAGACAAACTTATTGAAAGTTGTAATACCTGCAGGAGTAATTAAGACAGATGAAATTAGAGAAGTATTAGATTTTGCACCTCTTGGAGGAGAAGAAGGAGAAAGGATAGTACAATCTCTAAACAATATAGATAAAGAAATAGCTAACGAATATCAAGGAGGAAAGAACAATGGAAAATAAATATTATGGTTTAGCCAACTTAAGAGCTTTAGAAGATGAAAATAAGCAAATGATATTAGAAGGCTATGCAATTAAATTTAATCAACCTACACAGCCAAAATTCAAAGAATTATATGGATATACAGAAATAATAAGTTCTAGAGCATTAGATGATACGGATTTATCTGATGTACCTCTTAAATACAATCATTCTGACGAAAAAGTTATACTAGCAAGAACAAGAGGAGGAACACTAAATCTTATTAAAGACGAAATAGGTTTAAAAATAAGAGCTATTTTAAACAGCAAAATTCCTGATCATGTGTCTGTTTATGAAGCTGTTAAAAGCGGATTAATAGATAAAATGAGTTTCGGATTTTTTGAAGATGAAGATATGAACTCTTATGATGCAGAAAGCAGAACGATAACTGTTAATAAAATAACAGCATTAACAGATGTATCTGTTGTAGATATTCCCGCTTATGATTCTACAGAAGTATATGCAAGAAATTTAAAATCTTTAGAAAGTATGGACAAATCTAAAGAATTAGAAATTAAGAAAAGAAAATTAAAAGTTTTATTAAGTTTATAATACCGAAAGAGGCTAGCTGGAGAGCTAGCTTTTTCTGACTGGAGAGGAAGATAGGATTTTTTATAAAACAGCTGGAGAGCTGTCATTTTTTATTTTAGGAGGAAGTTATGAATAAAGAAGAAATACTAAAAAGAAAAGAAGAATTAAGGCAATTATTAAACGAAGCCAAAACAGAAGAAGAAATAAATGAAATTGAAAAAGAGGCTAAAAAATTAGAAGAAATTGAAGAAAAACAAAAAGAAGATATCACAAAAGAAGAAGAAAGACAGTTACTAACCAAAAGTACATTAAGCCAACTAAAAAAAGATACTGAAAATTTAGAAAAAAGAAGCTTAAAAGTTAGAGAGGATGGAGAACCAATGGAAAAAGAACAAAAAAGAACATTAGCACAAGTTTTAGAAAGTCCAGAATATAGAACAGCGTGGGCTAAAAAATTAATGGGAAGACCAGAAAAAGATTTTACAGAAGAAGAAAAGAGAGCGTTAGGAGATGCAATCACAACAACTGATACAGAATTTGTTGCTTCTGCTGCTGAAACACAAGGAATTAATAATGGTGGACTATTTATTCCAAAATCTGTAAGAAGTGACATCATGGAAATTATAACAGATTCAAGCCCAATTTATAGAGATGTAAGAAAATTAAATGTAGCAGGAAATATTGAATTACCATACTTAGACGAAGCTGATGATGCTGAATGGTATACAGAACTTAAAGAAACAAAAAATGAAGGACAAAAATATGCTAATTTACAATTAACTGGATGGGAATTAGCTAAAGATGTTGAAATTACATGGAAATTAGAACAAATGGCAGTAGACAGCTTTATTCCATTTATTGTTGAAGAATTAGCAGCAAAAATGGGTATAGCTTTAGTAAATGCTATTATCTATGGAGATGGAGTAAATAAACCAAGAGGAATCACAAAAGATTTAACAGCAATTAAAGAAGGAGAAACACCAGTAGATAGAATAATTGCTACATATAAATCTTTATCAACAGAGGCTAGAAGAGGAGCAAAAACATATATATCTACAAATGTAAATATAGATATTTGTGGATACAAAGATAACAATGGAAATTATCCATTCTTACAAGGTCTTGCAACAAATAAATTAACTCCAGTTGAAGTAGATCCATATTTAAAAGATGACGACATAATTTCTGGAAACATGAGAAACTACATATTAAACGAAGTTACACCAGTTAGAGTAGATAAAGAATCAAAGATAAAACCAAGAAGAATCGTTTATGGAGGATATGCAATATATGATGGTGTAGCAAGACCAAAATATTTTTCATATAGCCAAAAAGCAAAATAGGAGGAATTAAATGGATACTAAAGTAAAATTTTTAAAACAATTAGCAGTAAAAGTAACAACTGCAACTTCTGAAGATGAAGTTGCAGGAGAAACAGTGTGTGAAGTACTAGATTACATAGTAAATAATTATAAAGAAGGTGCTGGTAGTCAAGGACCTGCTGGACCTCAAGGCGAAAAAGGCGATACAGGTGAACAAGGTCCAAAAGGTGACAAAGGAGATACTGGAGCAGCAGGTAAAGATGGAAAAAGTGTGACAGCTATAGCTTTAACTACAGATGAAACAGGTAAAGTAACAGGAGGAACAGTAACATTTTCTGATGAGAGTACATCTGCAATAACTGTTACACAAACAGGAGTTTAGGAGAAAAATAAATGGACAAACTACTAAAACTAGCAAAACAATCTTTAAGCATAGTTGAAACTGCAACAGCTAAAGATGAAGAAATAAAGATGTGGATAAATGCAGGAATAGCAGATTTAGAAAGGCAAGGTATCAATACTAAAAAAGATAACAGCTTAATAGATTCTGCTATTATTATGTTTGTAAAATCTAATTTTGGTAATGTAGATATAAAAGATAAAGAATTAGCACAGAGAACATATAATTTGCTCTGTACTAATTTAGGTTTATCTACAGACTATAAGGTGGCTGATAAAGATGCATGATGTTGAATGTATTTTATTATCTAAAGAAATTGTACAAGATAAGATAGGTGTAGAAAAAGAAATAACAAAAGAAAGCCCTGTACCAATCATAAAAAACGAAGAGATATATGCTAAAGAATATTATGTAGCCAACCAATCTGGATACAAACCAACATTAAGATTAAAAATAAGTGCTTTAAATTACGAAGGACAGCAAGAACTCAAATACATGGGAATTATCTACACTATCATAAGAGTAACAGAGCCTTATGCAGATGAAGTAACTTTAATTTGTGAGAGGAAGATAAAAAATGTCTAAAAGCATATCTGGAGAAATGTTAAGCAAAGAAATAATGAAAGCATTAGAAGGATATGCAGATGACATATCAAATATTGTAGAAAAAGATGCAAATGAAATAGCAAAAGAAGCCTTAAGTGCAATAAAACAAGAATCACCTAGAGGTGCAACAGAAGAGTATTCTAAAGGTTGGAAAATTAAAAGAATAAAGAAAGTAAAAAATGTTTATTCAGTTAAATTATACAACAAAGATCACTATCAGCTTACTCATTTATTAGAGTTTGGACACGCCACAGCTGATGGAGGACATACAGAAGCACAACCACACATAAGACCAGTCGAACAAGAATATGGAAAGAAGTTTGAAGATAAATTAAGAAAAGACATAGGAGGCTTAAAATGACGTTAGAAGAATTAAAGCAAAGATGTATAGAGAAAGGCTTTAAATACGCATATGGAAGATTTAAGAATCCAACACAGCCTCCACACTTAGTTGCAATAACTACAGATACAGACAATATTATGGCAGACAATAAAGTTTATAAAAAAAGACTGCCAATAAAGTTAGATTATACATACATAGACAAAAATATAGAAGAACAAAACAAAATAGAAGATATCATTTTAGCGGATATTCCGTGGAATAAAACAGAAGAAACTTACTTGAAAGATGAAGGCATCTGGCAAGTAAGTTATTTTTTTGAACTATAAAATAGAAGGAGGAAATAGATATGCCTGAAACAAATAAAATTTTATATGGTATAGAAAAATGCTATGTAGCATTATTAACAGAAACAGATGGTAGTATAACATATGGAGAACCTTTTGCAGTAAAAGGTGCAAGAGGATTAAATATGGATCCACAAGGAGAATTAACAAAGATATATGCAGACAATATCGTATATTTCAAAGCAAATTCAAACCAAGGTTACGAAGGAGATTTAGTATTATTAATTACTCCAGAGGAGTTCTTAACACAAATTTTAGGACAAACAAAAGACAAAAATGGTGCTATATTTGAAAATGCAGATGATAAAATAGCAAGATTTGCCTTAATGTTTGAAGGAAAAGGTGACGAAAAAGCTAGAAGATGGGTATTTTATGATTGTACTGCTACAAGACCAAGCAGAGAAAATAATACTCAAGAAGAAAGCATTGAAGCTGGAGAAGAAACAATGACAATAACAATGTCGCCTAGAACAACAGATAAAATGGTTAAATGCTATATGGAACCAAGTGAAACAAATAAAGAACCATATAACAGTTTCTTCACTAAAGTATATGAAAAAGATGTAGATGCAGGAGTATAAAATATGCTTATTAAAATAGGAAATAAAAAATATGTAGGTTGTTGTAATGCAATGACCTACATATTCTATAATAAAGTATTTAACCTTAACATATTTGATGATTTAGACAATATAAAAGAATGCTTAATAAAGTTCAAATTACAAAGCGGAAATAAAGAAGATATAGACAATATAGTCAATATAATATTACGATTAATCTATATTCTTATTTATACATATGATCAAAGTAAAATAAATAGATTTGAAAAATGGAAAGAAGAACATAAGCATGAAACTATAAATATGGAAACAATTAACGAAGTAATAGAATATTTTGTTGATAGTTTTTATAGTCAACAAGTAAGAGAAGAATTAGATAAAATAAAAGTTTCAGAGAATAAAGATGAGCCTATTATTTTTCAAGAACATACTTTTCTAAATCAATGTCTAACTATTGGTTTAAATACAAGCGATTTGACAAAATTATCTTATGTAGATGTTTGTAAACTTTTAATAGTAAATATGAATAAAGCTAAAAATCTAAGAAAACCAAAATATAAAATAGCAACTACTCAAGATTGGGATGCACTTGCAGCATCATAGGAGGAATTATGCCTGGAAATATTAAAGGAATTATTGTTGAAATTGGAGGAGATACCTCTAAATTACAAAAAGCATTAAATAAAGTAAATAGTCAAAGCAGTTCGTTAAGCAAAGAACTAAAAGGAATAAATAGTTTATTAAAACTAGATCCAAAAAATGTAGAACTATTAAGTCAGAAACAAGAAATATTAAATCAAAGTATAGATACAACGCAAGATAAATTACAACAATTGCAAAAAATAAAGGAAGAAGCAGATAAAAAAATGGCTTCTGGAGGTAAGATTTCTGAAGAAAACTATAGAAACTTACAGAGAGAAATCATATCAACACAGAATAAATTAAATGGACTAACAGACGAATTAAAACAATTTAATGCAGAAAATACTCAATTGAGCAAAGCAAGTAAAAAAATCGAAGAATATGGCAATAAAATTTCTAAGGTTAGTGATAAAGTAAATGATTTAGGAAACAAGGCTTCTGTTGCATCTGGAGCAGTGATTGCTGGTGGAGTAGCTTTAGCAAACAGTGCAATGTCTGTAGAAGATGCAGTTGCAAAATATGTTTCATCTACAAATACTGCTACAAATGAAACTGAAAAATATAAAACTGTCTTAGAAAACATAAATAAAGCAAATTATGGAGATGGCTACGAAGATATTGCAAACTCAATGGCAGCAGTAAAGATGCAGCTAAAAGATATAAATGATGCAGATTTAGAAAATATTACAGAAAAAGCAATTGCATTAAGAGATTTATTTGGTTATGATGTTTCTGAAAGTATAAGATCTGTTAAAGCGTTAATGGACAACTTCAATATTACTGCAGATGAATCTTTTAATTTAATTGCAGAAGGAAAAAAACAAGGATTAGATTTTTCAAATGAACTGCTAGACAATATAAATGAATATTCTGTACAATTTAAAAAATTAGGATTATCTGTAGAAGATATGTTTAATATCTTTAAAGTAGGTTCTGAAAATGGAGCATTTAACTTAGATAAAATAGGTGATGCGGTTAAAGAATTTTCAATAAGAGCAATAGATGGTTCTAATACGACAGTTGATGGTTTTAAAAGAATCGGACTTAATGCAGATGAAATGGCTAAGAAATTTGCAAACGGTGGAGATGTTGCAAAGCAAGCATTTATAGAAGTAGTAAACAGACTTGGCAGTATGGACGACAAGGTATCACAAAGTATTGCTGGAGTTGACCTATTTGGTACTATGTGGGAAGACTTGGGACCAACTGTAATAAGTAGTTTTAGCAAAATGGATGCAGGAATTTCTAAAAGTAGTAATTCTATGCAAGACTCTATAGATGAATTATACGATACAACAAAGAAAAAAGCAGAAACACAATTAAAAAGATTACAAAGTTTGGGTGCTGATTTTGGAGAAGAAATGCTACCAGTTCTCGAAAAAATAATTGATAAAGCAGAAGATTTTATTGATTGTTTAGAGGATATGAGTGACGAAGAAAAAGAAAATATTGCAAAAATAGCTCTACTAGTAGCTGGTTTTGGACCATTAACAAAAGTTGTAGGAACAGCAGGAAGTGCAATAGGAACTTTTTCACAAGCGGTAGGAGTCGCAACAGGAAAAATTAATTCAAATTCTACTAGCGTAAATAATTTAGCAGGAGTACTTAAAGGTTTAACTAGTCCTTTAGGTATTGGTATAGGATTATTTGCTGCGTTATCTATTGGTGCACAGACATATGTAGATAAGTTATTAGAAATAGAACCAGGACTACAAAAAGTAATAGATAAAAATAGTGAATTTTCAATAAGTTTAAATGATAGTTATGCTTCAATTAACAAAGATGCTGAAGCAAAATTATCAGAAATTCAAAATGCACAAAAATTAAGTGCTGAATTAAAAAACTTAGTTGATGCCAATGGAGAAGTAAAAAAAGGGTACGAAGGAAGAGTTAATTATATTCTTGGAAAATTAAATAATGCTGCAGGAACAGAATATAAAATTGTTGATGGACAAATAGAAAAATATAAAGAATTAGCAGACACTATAGATACTGTTTTAGTAAAACAAGAATTTCAAGTTCATATGGCTGCAAATGAACAAAAATACACTGAAGCAATAAACAATGAACAAGAAGCTCTAAAAAATTATACAGCTGCAATGGATGAAACAAAGAAGAAAAGAGAAGAATATAATGATGCTTTAGAGAATGGAAATTGGCTTGAACAATACAATGCATTAGAAAACCTAACAGCAGCAGAAAAAGCTGAAACAGAAGCACAGGTGACATATGGCTCTATATTAAATACAGTTTCAGACTATTACGAACAGAAAGAAATTCTACAAAGTAATGATATCAATAAAATGCAAGAGTATCTAGATAAACAGAATGATTTACAAGCTCAACAAACAATAAATACTGGTGCAAGTTTGTCTGAACAAATAAATCAAGCAGGTAATTATTATACAAAACTAGGAGAATTAGCTCGTTCATATAATGATATAGATGCTACTATTCAAGCAGAAAGAGTAACGCAAAGACAGGCTTCGTACGAACAAGAATTAATTAATTTAGCAAACCAATTAGCAAATCAAACGCAAAAGGTCGAAGAATTAACTCCAGAACAAATCGAAGCTTGGAAAAGCTTATCTGATCAATCGTATCTTGCATATCAAACAGCAATTAATCAATTAGGTCCAGAAATGCAAGCAAAAATAGCAGATGCAACAGGTGTTATTGCATCTAATACACCAGAATTTGCAGCGCAAGCAGGTAGAATGGGAGATGAAGTAGCAGCAAAATTCAATGAAGATGCTACAGCCAAAGAAAATGCTTTAAAAACACTACAAGGATTTTATGAGGGGCTAAATGATGAAGAAAAGAAAGAATTACTAAAAAGTACTGTAGGAGAAAGAGCAGATGAAGTAGCTAAAGAATTTGAATCTGGAGATTATCAAAAAAGTGGAGAAAATGTACTAGAAGGTTTATATAAAGGATTAAGTAATGGAACAATTGGCGAAAAATTACTTTCTAAAGCAGCTTCTATAGCAAAAAATATTGCAGGACAATTCAATATAGAATGGGACATTCATTCTCCATCAAGGTTAATGAAAAAGAAAGCAGAATATCTTTTACAACCAATAGGCACGGTTTTTGAAAAAGAAGAAGGAAAACTTAAAAATATTTCGAAAAGTGTTGCAAAAAGCGTAATTGAAGGATTTGATAAAGGTGGATTTGATAAATTATTAAATATAAATACTAGTCCGAAAATGCAGAATACGAATATTCCTTCTAATACAACAAACAACAATATAACATATGTTGCTAATATATATGCGCAAACTGTAAATGAACAAAATCTAAAAACTTTTTTTGAATACATGAACAGAAGGTTTGGAAATATGTATTAACAAATATTTACAAATAAATTTAATTTATATATAATCTTCGAAGGAGGGGATTATATGAAATGTCCAAAATGTGGAAACACTATATCTGAACTAGACGAAAAATGTCCAGTTTGTGGTTTAACTTTTGATGATTACGAAGAAGAAAAAAAGCTTAAAGAAGAAAATAAGCAATCAACATCAATTAATATAGTAAAAAGAATTGTCGTTGCACTTCTTTCTATTAATTTTATTTTTATGTTATTTTTAGAAAATTATTATATAGGAATAGGAAGTCTAATTGTAGCAATTGTAGTTTGGACAGTTCTTACAGCAGAAGAAAAGAAAATCAATTTATTACAAGAAATAAGTGAAAAATTAGACAAATAAAGTAAAAAAACGACTTATGAGAATCGATTCTAAGCCGTTTTGTTTTATTATTAGAGTAATTATATACCTTAAAAATACGATAAAAGAGCAGTTTTAGACTGTTCTTTTTTTATTCTTAACTGGAGGAAAAAATGGTAAGACAATTTAGACTTATTAACGAAAAAGGACAAGAATTTAATTTAATGGATTTATATAATTCTTGTTTTTTATCCGAACCTGACGGATTAGGCTATTCATATAACACTACTTATGAACAAATAGGAAATTCCTTTTTTGAAACTTTAAGAAATGTTAGTCAAGGACAAATAACAGGAACAGCTAATTTTAGTTGCTACGATAATTATAAAAACTTTGTAGATTATATAGAAAGTTCTGAAAAATTAAGGTTTGGATATAAAATACCATATAAAAATCTTCCAATCAAAGAATACCTAAAAGATGTAAATATACAAAGTATTGGAAAAGGTCAAATAGATATAGATGGAATACTAAAATGCCCAGTCACATTCGATTGCTTAAGTCTGTGGTATGAAGAAAATAAAACCATATATTCTACTTCTGCACAAGCTAATGAAATTAGATGGGATTTTAAATGGGATAGTAAATTTGTTGATTACAACAATAGAACATTAGAATATATTAACAAAGGTCACGTACCAGCTCCAGTTTTAATTAAAATCAAAGGTCCTGTTACAAATCCAATGTTAACATTAAAAGTTGAAGGACAAGTATATCAAGAAGTAGAAGTAAACGTAACTTTACAAGAATATGAGGCTTTTGAATATTGTACTTTAACAAATAGTTTTTACATAAGAAAAGAAAATACAGATGGAACGTATACAAATTTATTTGAGCAGGAATATATAGATCCAGCTAATAACAATGTTATTAAATTTCCAAAAGGAAAATCTTGTGAATTAATTATGTCTGCAGATAACGAAATATTAAATGCAGAAGTTAGCGTCTATGCATACTATAAGGTGGTTTAAATATGGCAAGAAGTGTAACAGTTAAGTTTAATAGTAAATCGTATAATGCAATATATAACGAAACAACTGACGAATATGAAGTAGAGCTAACTGCACCCGAAATTGGTGGAATATATAATGCGCAAATTTCTTGTGCAGATGGAGATACAACAAATACAACAGATATAGATATTAGGATTTTAAAACAAGAACAAATTAAAATAACAACAGATGATACTTATATGTATATCTTTGATTACAAAGACTTTAGTGTTAAAGATATCGTTGAATTATCTAATTATGAAATTAACATAGACGAAGAAACAAATGCAAATACTACAGTAAATGTATTAAAGAAAACAACAGCAAAATCAAACGATATAGTGATGATAAAAGAAAATGGAGAAATAAAATATTGGGGAATTATTCAAGAGATACAAAATGAAAATGGCTCTAAACTATATCAATATATTATTAAATATATCACTAATATGTTTAATCAGAACGTAATTTTGAATCAAAATATAGTAAATACAAACGATATTAAAGAAGGCTACTATAGAATACACAGTAAACTAAATTATAATTTTGTATTTGATGTATTAAATGATTCACAAGAAGCAGGAGCTAATTTGCAAGTCTACGAAATTAACAATAGTAATGCACAAAAATTTAAAATAACTAAAAGAGCAGATGGAACATATAAAATATCTAATATTAGATCTGGTAAAGTTGCAGATGTTTTAGGAGCCACGTTTGCAAACGGTACTAATGTACAAATGTGGGACGATACAGATAATGCAGCACAAAAATGGACATTTACAAAAAGAGATGATAATTCTTATTCAATCTATTTAGCATCTACGAATTTCGTTATAGATTTAACTAGCGCAAACACTTCAAACGGTGGAAATATAGAAATATGGGAATATGTAGAAGGCAGTACGCAAGAATTATGGATATTAGAAAAATTAGACGAAGAAATTATTCGTTATAATGGAATAGAAGATTATATAGCAGAACAAATTAATAAGAATTTTATAAACAATGAAGATATGTTAATGAATCGAGATTACCTAGAAATAAGAGTAAAAACACATACAAAATTAGATGTGTCTGTTTCTACAATAGTAGATGTTCAAAATGATATATATAATCTACATACATTTATGACTAATTGTACTCAAAATTACAATATTACATATAACGTATTTCTCGAAAATAAAAAGCTAGTAATTGAAATAGAGAACAAAGAAATTAAAAAAGAATTAATTGATGTTAATGCTCAACCAATTTCAAATTATGCAGAAGTTTTTGAAACAGATGTAGTGTCTAAAGTAATAGTAGTAACAAAAGATGGTAGCAGATATACATTATATCTAAAGACAGACAGAACTACAACAGAAGATATGTTAGACGAAAATAGAGCAGAAGGTAAAACAGAAGTAGTGTATGCAGAAAACGTAGAAGATGCAAAACAAAAGGCTTTAGATACATTCAAAGGAAATGCATATAATCACAACGTTACATTCGATTATTACGATAGAGAAATTAAAGTCGGAACACCGATTACAATAAAAACAAAAGAATCTTTAATATATAATACATATATTTCAGCAATTACAAAACAAAAAGGAAGCAAGTTTTATAAATATACTTGTGGAAACATAAGAATTAATCTTGTAGATAAACTAAAAAAAGAAAGGAAAAATAGATAATGTTAAAAGGACATGTTTTTTCAGAGCAGATATTTGGAAATCAAATATTTGCTCTTTTTATTAACACTTTTTTGCATGGTAGAAATGGTGTTAGCAATAATTATAAAGAAGGAATGGCAATAACATATAGTGGAAGTAACATACATATTGCTTCTGGGGCCATCTGCATACAAGGAAGGTTCTTAGAAGAAGATTCAGGAAAAGATATTGTTGCTGATACAGATAGTCAATATTGTTCTTTAGTTTTAGAAATAAATCTGGATGCTGTTAATACATCAGACAGTTTCTTGCAGGCAGACTATAAAATAATTAAAAATGCTAGTAATTATCCAGTTTTGACACAAAATAACATTGTAAAAAACAATGCTGGAACATATCAGTACGAATTAGCTAGATTTAGAACGTCTGCAAGTGGTATTACAGACTTTCAAGATAAAAGAACATTCTTGGATTTCGATACTATATGGGATTTTATAGAGCAAGAGTGGAATGTAAAGTTAACAGAGTTAGAAGAAGAATTAGCAGCAGTAGAAGATGGTAGTGCTTATTTTTTAAACTCTAGATTTAAAATATTTGAAAGTGAGCCAGACGATACGCAGGGTAAAGAAGGAGACATAGGATTAGTTTGGTTTCCATAACAGGAGGTTATGATGGCTAGAATAAACGGTTATGTAACGCAACATAATGAAGCTTACGAATATTACATAGAATGGGAAGAGTTTAATATAAATCAACAGGCTAATACTTCTTCTGTAAGAGCTACTTCATATATTAAATGTAATTCCCATACGTCTTGGGCAAATAACAAGACACAAAAGCTGTGGATTGCTGGAAAAGAGTTTAGTAATACGCTTAATATAAGTTTAAGTCCAGGTACTGTAGTAGCTTTATGTTCTGGAACGGTGGATAATATTGGACATAATTGGGATGGAAGCTTAAGTATTGAAATTGCAGCAAGCGGAGATTTACCTTCTGGTTCAGGATATGGACCTTTATGGGGGGAAGCTAAACAAACTGTATGGCTTACACAAATTGCTAGACAAGCTAATTTTGCATCTGTTGACATACAAAATACAACATTAGAACATTTTGACGTTTATTATAATTTAGATAAAACAGTAGATGCAATACAATATAAAGTAAATAATGGAGCTTGGCAAAATATTAATCCTTATTGGGGAAACTGGAATAAAGAAGCAACTTTTGCAGTTCAAGGGCTAATTCCTAACACTAATTATTCAATACAACTAAAAGCTACTGTAAATGGAATAGACAGTTATTCTTCTGTATACAACGTAAGAACATTAGATATTGCTAGATTTACAAGTCTAAATGATTTCTTTTTTGGAGATGTTGTCAATATAACAAAAACAAATGAATCAAATTGGTGGAATTATCTTACTATTAAGGTTGGAGAAAATGTAATTGTAGAACGTAGAGCTTTAGAATCAAACAATTTAGTATTTACATTTACTCAAGACGATTTAGACAAATTATATAAAGCTTTAACAAGTTTAAATAAAACAACTGTAGAATTTATTTTAATAACAAACAACGAGTGTCAAGATTGGACAAGCTCTAAAAAAGTGCAATGTACTTTTAATGGTAATCAAATGACAGCACATTATTATATAACAGATCAAACAAGAAAAAGAGCAAAAGTAATATATTACATAGCAGATGAAACACCCAAAAAGGCAGTTTTTGTAATTAAAAAAGATGGAAAATGGAGGAAGTGCATTTAATGGAAGAAAGAGTCTTCAAAGAAATAATAATAGAACCTTCGAAAATTTATACAAAATCTAAATTTAAGTTAAAAATAAAATTAGAAGATAATTCAATATCAAGATTGTTAACAGAAGATAATTTTGTATTGAATACCGAAAATAACGAAGAATTAATTGTTGAGGTGTAGAAAAATGGCAGATAAGAAAATATCTGAATTAATAGAAGCATTAAATTTAAAAGATACAGACATATTAGTAATTGTGCAAGATAACACAACTAAAAAAATAACTGTAGCAAATGCAAAAGAAATGTTAAAAGGAGCTGACGGACAGCAAGGACCACAAGGACCACAAGGACCGCAAGGGGAACCAGGAACACCAGGACAGCCAAGAGAAAAAGGAGATCCAGGAGTAGCAGGTACTGATGGAAAAGATGGAATTAGTATTACCGAAATAACTACAGGAATAATAAGCGAAGAGGCAGGATATACTGTAACTCCAATCACAATAAACAAAAGTGATGGTTCTAATACAATAGTTTACATTAAAGCTAAAAACGGGGCAGGAGGAAGTCAAGGAACATCTAATTATAACGATTTAACGAATAAGCCTAAAATTAACAACGTTGAACTTTTAAACAATAAAAACTTAAAAGATTTAGGGATACAGCAAATCTATATTGGACAAGAAGAACCTAAAGATGAAAGTGTAGAAGTATGGATAGATCTAGAAGGAGAAGCAACAGGTATACCTAGCAAAACGAGCGAATTAGAAAATGATAGTGGATTCGTAGATGAAACTTTTGTTAAAAACGCTATTACTAATGCTATATCTTCTGCTTTAAAGGAGGAATATTAATGGCAAGAACAGATACTCTCAAAAATTTCTTGACAGATGTAGCTAACTCTATAAGAGAAAAAAAGGGGACTTCAGATAAAATATTAGCTTCGAATTTTGATACAGAAATCCAAAACATTCAAAGTGGAAGCGAAGAATCGATATATGATTATTTTTTTTAGTAGCGTTAGTGGGAATGTGAAGGCACAAACATTATTTAAGACTATACCAAAAATTGATTTTAGTAAGGCAACTAATACTAGAACTCTATTCTATCAATCAAGTATAGTAACTGTACCAGAATTAGATTTATCTAATGTAACAGATGCAGCAGGTATGTTTAATGACTGTAAAGAATTAAAAACAATTCCGAATCTTAATACAATTAAAGCAACAGATATGAGTTATTTATTTATTGTGTGTCCAAAACTAGAAAGCATAGGAGAAGTAAATGCTGATAGCGCTACAAATATAACTGGAATTGTAGACAATGATTCTAAGTTAAACAAATTTTTAGGATTAAAAAATTTAGGAAAAGGCTATTTAACTAGTAGTGAGGCTAATTTTAGTAATTATACTTTGAATTTATCACAAACAAATTTGGATCATGATAGTTTAATGAATGTAATAAATAAATTATATGATATTAAGTCGAAAGGTTGTCAAGTTCAAAGATTAATATTAGGTTCTATACTTAAAGCAAAATTAACAACAGAAGAAATAGCTATTGCAACTAGTAAGGGCTGGAATGTTGAGTAGGAGGTATAAGAATGCAATTTTTTGATTATACAGAACCCAAAATGATAATAGCAGACAGAGGAAAGAAAATTAGAAATAAAAACGATACATATAAAAAAGAATATATTGATGAATACGGAATGAAAGTAAATGAACACATTCCGTATTATACTACAACAATTTTTGTGTCAGAAAATTTTAAAAAAGAAGATATGGATAAAATATATATTGAAGAAGAGGTTGATGAATAAATGTCTGTAATACATGTACGAAATGAAAAAGGTGAGTTTGAAGAAATTCCAATTATAAAAGGAGAAAAAGGAGATCCAGGAGAAGACGGTATAAGTGTTAATTGTATAAAAGTAGCTGATGAGCAAACTGCAATATCTCAAAGTGCAGCCAATCCTAATAACATATATTACTGGTAGGTGTTTAAAATGAGAACAGCAATAAATGGAACAAAAATAAATAATTTTTACATAAGCGGAAGTAAAGTAAATGGCTTTGCAAAAAAGGGAGAAATAGTATTTAAAAGAGAAGGAGATACAACAGCACCTGTTTATACAAGTTTAGGAATAGTTCGCAATAGTGACTCAGGAGACAATAGAGACAAACATTATGCCAAAATAGGAGATAGTGTTAGAGTGCTTATATATTTTAAAGAACAGTTAGAAGTAGAGCCAAAAGTTAAAATAGGTAGTAAGGAATTTATAGCAACATATAGAGAACAAAGCTCTAGCAGTACTTTATTGGCATATTATGCAGATTGTAAATTAACAGAAGATTTAGAGTTGTCTACAGGTGAAATTCAATTTGAAGTTTATGGTTATGCTGATGCATCAGGAAATGTTGGCACAAAATTAACAAATGCAGACATAAATAATTCTATGTATCAATATGTAATATTTGACAATATAGTCCCAGAAATTACAGTAAAAGATGGAGAAAATGAAACTATTGGAGATGCTGTAAACGGATATAGTAAGATAAGTTTTAAGATTTATGATGATATAGCATTAGCTGAATATGATATAAATGGAGAAATTGGTGTTTTATCTGTAAGTCAATGGGGAGATATTAATAATATAACAGCTAGTTATAAAGGTGCAGTTGTTGGAGAAAACATATTAAAAGTAAGAGATCAATCTGGAAATGAAAATACCTTAACATTTAAATTGATATAAAGAAGAATGCAAATATTAATTAAATATAGAAAAAATAAAATATTTAGAATTATAAAAAGAACATTAATAAGCTTAATGCTGTTAATGTTCTTTAATTTGTTTATTTAGGAGAAAGATATGAGTAATAAAAAAATAAAAATAATTATAACTTTAGCAATTATAGTTTTTGTTTTATTGCTTGGAAATTTGTTTGTCAGTGTAAGACAAGAAATTGATTACAATAGAAGGAAAGAAAGTGGAAACGATAGGTGGTTACAAGTTGAAAACCGAATTTTACAAATAGAAGAAGAAATTGATGAGGTGCAAAAAGATGGAAGAAATTCTTAATATCGTTGGAAATTATACCGTTTCAGCAATTATCGTAGGTTTGTTTATATGGGATTGGATTTCTAATAAAAAGAAAATTGCAGATACAATAGAACAAAATGCACAATGCTTAGAAGAAATAAAGAAAACAAATGAAAATACGTCTGTTTCTTTAGATTTATTGAAACAACAGATGGAAAAAACAGATAACAAAATAGATAAATTATTAGAAGAAAGGAAGTGAAAAAATGGAAATAACAGTAGCATTAATAATAACAGCAATAACGTTAGTTGCTGGGCAAATAACTAAATTAACAAATTTAGATAATAAATGGATACCTCTACAAAATATAATTATTGCAATAATTGCAACTATAGTTTGTATTTGTTTTCATGTTCAAGATATGAGTGTGCTAGAAACAATAGTAACATGCATATTTGGTACTATGTCTGCTGGTGGTATAGCAGATTTAAAGAAAATAGCAGAAAATAAGGAGGAATAGAATATGAATTTAGCAGATTTTGGAAGTTGGGGACTAGCACAAGGAAGCGTGGCTAATCCAGAACCCAACAATAAGTACAAAGGACAATGTGTAAGTTTGATACAGCAATACTTATATAAAGTATTCGGAAAATCTTTTAAAGCATATGGCAATGCCAAAGATTGGGCTACAAATTATCCGAAAGATTATTTCACTAAATTAGCTAATAATACAAAACCTCAGCCAGGAGATGTATTAGTATATGGTTCAAATTACGGTGGAGGATATGGACATATAGGCTTAATAGACGTAAATGGAAAATGGTATGATCAAAACGGTGTAAAAAAATTAGCTGTTGGTTATAGAGATACACCTTTTTCTGGATATGTTTGTATATTAAGACCTAAAAATCAATCAGCATTGGGGTTAAATAGTGGAGATTATAAAGTAGGAACTACATATACATTAACAACTAATGTCAAAGTTCGTGATGGTGCTGGAACAAATGCAAGACGTAAGCTAAGAAGCGAACTAACAGCAGATGGACAAAAGAATGCATTAAATCAAGAAAATGCAACTTTAAAAGAAGGAACTAGAGTAACAGTTCAAGAAGTTAAAAACTTAAATGGAGATATTTGGGTTAGAATACCAAGTGGATGGATAGCTGCTAAATATCAAGGTTCTACATATCTTAAATAATTTAATATAAAGAAATAGAGAAGAGGCAGTAGATTAATTTCTATTGCCTCTTTTTTTGCGTTTCTTCTATATAGTTATTTACAAATT